ACTGGTTGGTTGAAAACCAATTCTGATGTTGTTTTTTGCCATACTGCCGCCACTGTTAGCCCAGTGAGAAAAATTGAAGTCAAGAGATACTGCCTGATTGTTTAGATCGAATTCGTCAGGTGCGGTTATCTTGTGCCAAGCATTGCTGCCGCCGTTTATTGGATCTAACCTCAGTTTGTTTCCTGGCAAAATTGTTGCCCAGTTTGGTTCTCCATAAGTGTTAAATTCGTGTGTTGCCCCTTCCCAGAAAGGCGTGGGCTTTACTAAAATCTGTATTTCTTGTGTTGTGGATGCTGACAAGTTTCCTGGGTCTGTCGCTGTAATAGTCAACACCACTAGGCCAACGTCGTCTGCGGTTGGCGTTCCACTAAGGATTGTGTTTGTGTTGTCGAAAGACAGCCATGCTGGAAGTTCGGAGCCTCCGGAAGTGGTGGCTGAATAAGTTAGATAGTCGCCGTCTATGTCGATAAAAAGATCTGCCGGGAGGTTTAAAGAGAACGGACTATCTTCTTGGCCGGCTGATGGTGCTTGAATTTCGTAAGTTGGATTGAGGTAGGGTGCATTATTTACAATGTGAGAGGTGAAAGGACTAGGGAACCAAGTGCTGTTTTCACAAAAATAAAACTTCTGCTCTTCCACGAAAGGCTCTATGTTGGACTGGGATTTGAGATAAAACATGAACCCCTCGTAGGATGATGGGTTATCTGAAAGCTCTTGGAGTTGCGCTTCTTCGGTTTGGCCATCGATATGAGGAGGACTAAATAGGTGTCCTGCGAGTCTATTGTCGAGGGTCAAATCGCCGAGGACACTAATACTTCCAGATGCGGTGGACTCACCAACTATAGAGTGAGTGTCCTCTGCCGTTGCGCCTATGGTGGAAACACCATCTTCACTAAACTTTATTTTTGATTCTGTGGCTTTCTTTACTACAAGTCCTTTTGATTTTTTAATTGTCATAACATATCTCCATGTGCACAATGGTGCCTTAATACCACCCCTACTCCACAAATACCCAACGCCTAATTTTTAAAAATCAGAAACTATTATTCACCCTCGTTAAAAGAGATAAAAGGACTTGGGAACCAAGTGCCATTCTCGCAAAAGTAAATCTTCTTTTCCTGATCAAATGGGGCTGACGACGAAGCATTTAGGTAGAACATGAATCCATTATACTTGCCTTCTTCGTTTAAACGTAGTTCATCAAGTACAGCAGAATCATCAGTGCCGTCTTCGTTCAAGGATGGTAGACCAAATTTGTAACCGCCTATGCGTTCAGACAAAGAGAGAGATCCTTGGATATCCATCTTGCCTTCTACATTTACGGTGCCGGTAAAGGAGTGAACACTGTTTTCGTCCTTACCTATAATACTTGTACCATCATCGAGGAATTTGAATGCGACGTCGCCGCTGCCGTTAACGACAGCAATGCCTTTTTTCTTCGTAGTCATAAATTACCCTCCATTGGAAATAGAAACTATTTCCGATTATAAGTATAAAATATGGAATTCAAAAAATTATTAATTAATTTTTGTGGTGCTGAGAACGTGTAGAGGCTAATTCTTTTTGAGATCCAAAAAGAAATAAAAAAGCACCCAGTTGGGTGCTTCATTTGTATTAATTGTGGCCAGGTTTGATCAGCCTACGCCAGAGGAGCCTGACCAGTTGTCAACGATGGCACTGGTGTCAATACCTGTTAGACCAGCAACTACGTCACAAGCATTGGCTCCTTCAAGCCAGACTTCAGTAACCTTAAATGGCAAGATGGACATGTTGTTAAAGTTCTCATTTGCTTGAGCATCTTTAATCGTGTAATAGTTTGTCCCTCCTTGCGATGGTAGGCCGTTTTCAGAAAAAGCCACATTCAAGTCGTTGGTGGCATCGTGATTAGTCACAAATAACCAGCTGGTGACTTTTGGAAACTCAACCCTGTAAGGGCCAGCCGTAACGTCTAAGTTTCCGGACAGAAATGGCTTCGAGGCTGATTGGTATTCTCCAACTGCTCCTAGTCCTGGTTTGTATGTATAATAATCTGACATGGTTTTTCTCCGTCTATTGGGTAATTATATCCCAATGCTTAAAATTCTTAAATATTTTTCTCTAAGGCTTGTTTTTTAGCCTGCTTCTTCTGATGATCGCGGATTGCTTTTTGCTTAGCAAGTCGCTGTACATCTGACTTCTTCTTGTAATACCGGCGATCTCTGACTTGTTCGATTATTTTAAACTTCTTCACTTGTTTCATGAATCTTTTTATTAATCGCTCTGATGATTCGCCTGATCTTTGTTTTACTGTAACGTTAGTTGCCATTTTATGAACCTTTCTAAATTAACTTTCTCCAAGCTGGATTAACGAGTTTTGCGATGTCTACGCCGGAGTCTGTAGGTTCTACACCTTCCATGACATTTGCCACTGTTGACTCCTGAGATGGTACCGGGGTTGTGCCTTCAAAAACGTTTACGCCGCCATAAGCATCCGTACCGATTGCGCTTAGCATCTTTCTTTTGCTTTCTTCGAGGCGAGCCCTCTTGTTAGCGTATTCTTCCTCTACTTTCGAATTACCAGCGTCACTTACGGCCGAGGTTTCGACGATTGGAGTTGCTCCCGTGGAATATCCTTCAACAACTTGCGAGACAATATTCTTCAGTAGGCCGCCTTCGTAAAGGGACTCTTTAATACACTCAGCAACAATGGGTTTTAATACTTTTTTAAGTTCGCTCTTTTTCATTTATGCCTTCTTTCCGTGGATGTCCTTGTAGAGATCGCCGCCGGGCTTGAGGCGCTTTGCCATTGCCTTGCGAGGTGGTGTACAAGTTGATTTCGTCATGGGAGTACAATACCCTTCATGATCCTTGTCGATTGCTTTATCTAAATCCAACTCTTCTTCGAAGACTGGTTCAAAGTCGTTTGCGCCTTTGAGTGATTTCTCACCAGTAGTAGCACTGCGGTTTTGATCTCCCTTGTTGCCTCCCCACTTTTCTTCCTCTGACTTAGCCATGTGATATTTTAATGCAGCTGCATCATTGTGGCCAAGGGCGCCTTGGGCTTTTTCTTTTCTCTTTAAGGCTTGAGCTTGGTGCGTATGACTGAGTGGTCCTTCGGCAAGGGCCTTGATGATTTCTTGTACGATGACTTCATCTAAAAGGCGAGTTGATTCATCAACCGCGTCTGTGTCATCTTCAGCTTCGACTTCTGCTGCTTCAGCTGTTTCTGTAGAAGAATCATAAAAACTGTCTTCGTTCATTCTGGTAGACAATTCTTTGTGAAACTTTGCAATCCCCTGAAGGCGTGCAATAGAGCTGTCCACCATATTTCCGTATACCTGGTCGTCTTCAATCATCTTGTCTATAAAATCTCTGGTCTGTTTCAAGACAGCGATGGCATCTTGGCCAAAATCGCCAAGGCCAGGGGCGACGATACTAGGCTCACCGCTTCCAACAGGTATGAATTTTGAACCCTCTACTTCTTCTTTGATGATTTGTTTTAATCTTGACTTGCGAATTTTCATTTGTTATTCTCCCACGGTCTTAGAATGTCGTTAAGTGCTCGGTTAATCCTGTCGGCCTTTGTAATAATGTTATTAGTTCGGTTCTTGCTTTCCTTCATCATGAAAGCTCCGGTTGTGCTAGGTTCCGAAACGAAATCGAAACATATTAGCTGAAAATCTTCCTGAACGATGGTGTCGTTTCCGGATTGTGCCACTGAGCCAAGACCTCTGGAAGAAATTCCCAACTTGACTCCGCCTTCGACTAAGGAACGAAGAATCTTGCCAGATGGAGTATCTAGCAACCTGACCTTGCCCTTGACGTCTTCGCCTTCCCACCACACATCGGTGACGAGATGAGAGGCGTTCTTGAGGTTTACGACATCTGAATCTGGATGGTCAAGCTCACCTACAGCTCTATTATCTCTAACGAGCTTTTTGTAATTCTCCATCTCCCGTTCGAGGACGGGTCGGGGGTAACGGCGGCCGTTGCCATTCTTTGCGTTAGCTCGCTGCATAACGCCGGTAAGGAACATGTGACCTTCTTGAACCATTCTCTTTTCTGCTTCTGTGAGCAGATCTTCGCAGGTTCCGTTAGGGCAAAGTTCGTAATACTCTGTTAATAAATACTTTGACATCTATATCTCCAAATCAAAGGACGGGCATCACCCGTCCGAGTCAGTTACCCTTGCAGCAACGTCTTACTGGTTGTAACATCCACTTTTTTGTCCAGCCGTTCATACCTGACTCCTTCATCTCCGATGATCTGACACAGAGCATAACTCGTACCAGAAGAAAGACATCCTAGTAAAAACCCTGTTAGGATGCTATTATCAAAGATAAATAGTGTTGTAAACCCGTTTATTCCCCAAAGAATGAAACCGGCCCAAAAACCGACACACATGGAGCAGTTTAAAAGCCTACCTAGCCAACCTTGAGTGGGACGTATTCTATTAAATATGGTACCATAAACTACGATTTGTGTCAAGCCAAAGGCGCACAAAACAAATACAAGAAGACTCATTAAACGTTCCAGTATCCTCTCAGTTTTCCAATAGATCCCTTCTTGGCGGCCTGGGGCACTTCTCCAAGTTCGGTAGAATCTTCCACAGTAGGATCAACTAGATCATCGAGCTCTTGGTCTTTGTATGCTTTTTCATACATAAAGTAAGGTCGCTCTTCCTCAAGAAATTTACTTATTGACATCATGACAACTTTGGTCGGATCGAGGTCTGAGGTAGGTGATGGAACTTGCGCTTCCATTGAGCCATACACGTTCCCGCCGCGAACTGAGTCGCGGGTGACGACACCATTCTTGGTGAGATATTCAAACATTCTGTTCTGTGCTGCATAAACACTATCGTTCAACATGTCTTTTGCAAAGGTGAGGACTTTCTTTGAACCGGGGGCATATACGATATCTATATCGATGTGGTCAAATATCATAATATTCCCGTCAATACTCCGTCTAGCGTTAAGAGAAAAGCTTATGTTTTCTGGTCTTTTCTCCTTTGTTTCTTCCGCATCTGTGTCTATGTTTATTTCAATGGCCATTACGAATCTACCTCCTCGACAAAGTTCTGTATACTCATCACCTTTCCTATGACTTCCTCGTCAATGGGCTTAGATGCCAATTCTTCTAGAATATCATACACCTTTTCTGTAGAAGAAGTCATTTCCTTGTCAGATGAAATTTCATCGGTCGACATAGATTCTTGTACTTTATTTTTTAGTCTGCCAACTTCTTCATTCAAGTATACCTTAAATCCAAGACCGTTATCTGAAACAGAGTTTACATAATTACTTAAAAGACTCTTTTGACTTTCCGAAAGAGTCTTTGAATACTCTTCGTTGAATTTCTTTACAAACGTCTTGTATACAGCTCCGTCTACCGGCTTCATAACTTTTACTTCGTCTTCAAGGATCATGGAACTCACTACGGTGTCTTCAAGTAAGACTCGCGATTTTATATCAGAGTCTTCGCTAAACATTTTAGAAATCGTTGCGAGGTGTTTGTAGTTTCCAACAAAGTTAGAAAAAACTTTCTTTGACAAACTTTTGTTTATGTCGTTTATCAGAGCTGTTTGTTCTAAGAATAATTTCTCTTTGTTTATTTTCGCATGTTGAGATTTTGCCTCTTTAACTATTTTTGATGCCATCTCCTGAGTCTCTGAAGATTCTGCCATGCTGCGGAAGAGATCTAGTTCTTTTCTAAGTTGAGTGTCTTTTTTGAAGTGCGCCTTGACGATGTTTACAACCTTGTTCTTTCGGTGTTCATCTTTGGCAACAATCGCCTTGGTCATCTCGTGACTGAGTGCTTCAAAAATAAATGCGGTGTTTCTTTTCTTATTGTGCTTAATCATTTTCACTCTTCCCCGTTTTATCAGAACGAGATAATGATTCAGCAAAACGCTTTAATTCGTCGTTTGCCTGAAGGATTCTCGTTTCTTCTTTTTTGTAATTAGTATCTTTCGACTCAAATACTCCATTTGATAGGGTTTTAAGACTATCTAGGCCAGGAACGATGTTACTCGCGGATGTAGATCTCTTGTGGCCGCCGGCGTGAGAGTCCATACTATAGTTTCTTGCAGCTGATTTGTGGCCGGCTTTTCCGCGAACCTTGTACTTCTTTCCCTTAGATTTTGGAGTTGTGGTAAGCTCTCCGATGGCAGGTTTATCGCTTCGTCGGCCTGGTGGGGCAACTAACAATGCGTCGTCGTCGTCAGCGTTGTCTGCTCCCAGATCGTCGTCGCCAAGGTCATCTCCACCTAGATCGTCGACACCAAGGTCATCGTCGCCGAAGTCGTCGCCGCCGCCTAAGTCTCCTCCGAGATCGCCGCCAAGACTGGATTCTGATTCTGGGGCTTCGCCAGCTGCTTCTAATGCAGCGTCGAGCTTTCGATCAAAAAACATTTCCCTTTGCATTCTAATAATTTCATCGTCGGAAAGACCGAAAAGATTAGTTGCTACCCAGCGCTTGCTGAAGAAACCTTCTGTTGCACCTTGGGCAACATCAAACTTAGTTCTCCAGTGTTCGAGTTCTTGGAGTTCTGCAATCTTGGACGGATTGTTTAGTGTTAGAGAAAAATTCACCAAGTCATCGCCTCGAAAGCCCAAAGTGTATAAGTGAATAACTCCAATCTTTTCGATTTCTGAAAGGACACTTCTCTGTAATCTCTGTATGGTTCTAGCAAAACGAATGTCTTTTTGAGCGAGTGTTGACTTGTCTTCGTCGGCGCCTTCGCCTCTGGAGAGGTAAGACTGTGGTACCTTGAGTGCTGAAAATAATTTATCCCTTAGATACTTGACATCATCAATGTCCCCTGTGAAGGTGCCGCCGGGTAGTGATTCGATCTTAGAAGAGGAGTCACCGCGAACGGGCATAAAGTAATCTTCCTCTACGGAGAGGGGATTGTATCTCAGGTCCACTCGACCTGTCTGAGAGTCAACAACTTGGTTCCTCTTCATCTGAGTCATGATTCGCTGCATATACTGTTCAACATCTTGCGGAGCAATATTGCCAACGTCAATATAGAACACGCGGCGTTCTGGGGATCTGACAATTCGATATGACATCATTGCGTCTTCTAGGAGAGTTAATTGTCTCCAGATTCTTCGAGCTGGTTCAAGAACGGAAGTTCCGTATGGGCTATACTTGTCGTTTCCTAAAATTCTAAAATGGGCCATTTGCCAATTCTCAAAAGTCAGGCCACCAGAATTCCACTGAAACTGGATGTAGTTTGGATTTGTTGGGTCTTCTCCTTCTAATCTTTCTACTTCTTGAGGTGGTAGGCCGACAACGGTCTTGATTCCTTCGTTCTCGTCGATGTCCAAATAGAGGAAGAAATCGCCGTACTTGCACATGGTTCGACACCATCCGAAAAGGTTAAACTGCAAGTTAAGTATGTTGCTATAGAGAGATGACAATATTGTTTTGATTTCATCATTAGAACAATTGATCTTCAACATGTCCTGAATTTGTGAATAAGTCGTCATCTCGTCAGCATAGATATCTAAAGAGGAGGCAATCTCGGGAGTGTATTCCATCTGATCAAAATCCATGTATCGCTCGGCGCGGTTTTGATTAGAGATTTGGTTTGTCTGCATAACGTCAAACGGGTTATAGGTGGACTTCTTAAACTGTAATCCACTGGCAGATTGAAATTGGTTTTTATATTTATTTAACTGGCGACGCCGTTGTTGGCGATACGTCTGTGTACGACGATTGACGATAGGGCCAGAGAACAGTCTCGTTAGTCTACTAAACAAGCCAGATTGGGGGTTTCTTGGGTTTTTAGATTTGTCTGCCATTTATTTATCCTTTGTAAAGCCACATAAAATCTTGATAGTCTTTAATTGTTTTTTCTTTT